TATAGTTATAGAAAAGGTGGCTCCTTTTAATATAGGATTCTATAAAACTTCTTCTGAATTTATGGAAGAGGGTAGGCAAAAATACAAAGAACTACTTATGACATACAAAAATATATTTATACAAGAAGAGGTAGACCCATATGAAGTCATACATTCGGGTGTATTATAATAACTAACTAAAAATTAATTGAAATGAATTTACTATTAAAAACAATGAAACAAAATAAACTTACAAAAAATAGAGTGAGCGAGATAACTGGTCTATCTGTTCCAACGGTAAGAAAATATGTTAACAAGCCAGGATTATTCCCAGTAAGAAACGCAAAGCAAATAGCAGACTACATGGAGCATGAGTACGCATTGATGGAACTATTTTAAATAAAAAGATTATGAGCAAATTATTAGAGAATTATTTAACCCTGAAGAACAGTTTTAGAGACAAGTCTTTTAACAACGCAATTATTTTGATAAGTGAAACTTTTGGAGTGAAACCAAATCAAATAATGGCATCTGGAGGAAGGCAAAGGCACTTTGTTCAGCCTAGAAACATGTTGTGCCACATGATGTATAGCAGACTAGATTATAGGTTAGAACAAATAGCCGAGAGAGTGGGTTACAAGAATCATACATCTGTAATACATGCACTAACCATGCACAAGCAAGACTCAGAATATGATGTTAAATACAAAGAGAAATATCAAATCGTGGATGATGGTTTAAAAATAGAAGACCCCCACGAAACTGGTGTTGACTTCGGAAACACTGAAGGCACCTTAAAATCCTTTCATTATAAGCTTTTAACTATTGAAAGCAGAATGGAAGCACTAGAAAAATTTATTAACTAACTAATTATTATTTTTATTATGAATGAAACAAAATCCGCTCCAGTTTACTGTGGTAACGGTAAGGAGCACAAATTTGAAGACGGAGGTTCAGTTGTTCACTTCACTTTGAAGCTATCTAAAGTTAAAGAACATGTATATGACTTTAATGGAGAGAAGTATGTTAATTTAACTATGTGTGCTAACAAAGACGGTGCTAATGAGTACGGTAAAACACACTACGTTAAGATTAATGACTTCAAACCAGAAGCTAAGAGTGAGGCTAAAACAGAGGAGCCTCTACCATTTTAATTCAATTTATCTATATTTGTCAGCGGCTCCTTCCCCTTGGGGGAGGGGGAGGGGCTCTTGACTTTTAATTAAAAAATGTATATAAAATTAAATAAAGACATAGTTATTGAAAGCACATCTATCTCAAGTTATGAGTTAGATGATTTCAAGATAATAATACAAAACAAACATCACGAAAAATCTTTAGAGATATACTATGAAACTAAAGAAGAATCACTTGATGTTTTTAAAAAACTAAATCTTCATTTCAAGCCAAAAGATTTACTGTCTACAGTAACTGTCAAGGTAGATAAAAATGTAGAAAAAGAAGCTTCTTTTAATTTGTTCTGGGAACTTTATGATAAAAAAGTGGGAATGCAAAATTGCAAAAAAAGATTTATGAAATACAGCCACAATACAATAAAGGATATATTAAAATCTGTTCCAGAGTACATTAAAAAAACACCAAATGTTAGGTATAGAAAAAATCCACTAACATGGTTAAATGGAAGGCACTGGGAAGATGATTATGATGAAACTAAAACTATTAAGAAACAAGAATTTGATATAAAAGATTTATTTTAATGAGCGATATAAATGATAAATTAAAAATAACAAAGAGCGAAGGAGAACACAGAGCTGTTTGTAAGGTATGTTCAGGAGACAGAAAGAAGAGAACAGAAAAATGTTTGGCTATTAACTGTTATACTGGAACATATCTTTGTCATCACTGCGGTGACTCTGGTATATTGGACTCACATAAAACAATGAAGTCTATAAAAATGGACTACACTTTACCCACAAGAACTAATGCTACCGACTTAAATGATGAGGTTGTTAATTGGTTTAGGAGCAGAGGCATATCTCAAAGAACATTACTTAAGAATAAAATTGAACAAGCCAACGAGTTTATGCCTCAAGTGGGTAAGAATAGGAATGTAATATGTTTTAATTATTACAGAGACTCTGAATTAATTAATATAAAATATAGAGATGGAGAAAAGAACTTTAAACAAGTAAAGGGTGCAGAAAAGATATTCTACGGCCTTGATGACATAAAAGACTGCAAGGAGGTTTATGTTGTTGAAGGAGAGATGGATAAATTATCTCTTGATGAGATAGGTATAAGTAATTGTGTTTCTGTTCCTGATGGTGCACCTAATCCAGGAACTAAAAATTATGACAACAAGTTTTCTTTTATAGACAACTGCTGGGAGTATTTTACTGACGTAGAAAAAATAGTTATATGTTCTGACAACGACAACAACGGAAGAATACTATTAGAAGAAATGAGCAGAAGATTAGGAAGAGAGAGATGCTTTATAGTTAAGCTACCAGAAGGCATAAAAGATGCTAATCAAATGTTGGTTGAACATGGGGCTATCAAACTAGAATCTTGTTTAAAAGAAGCTGAACCATACCCAGTAGAGGGTATATTTACCGTTAAATCAGAAAAAAACTACATGCTTGATGTTTTTAACAACGGTAAAAAGAAAGGAATAACAACGGGTTACAAGTCTTTAGACAATCACTATAAATTAAGAACTTCAGAACTAGATGTTTGGACTGGTGTTCCAGGTAGTGGTAAAACAATGATGGCCTTTCAGGTTATGCTTAACTCATCCATATTGTATGGATGGAAGTGGGGTTTGTTTTCCCCAGAAAACTATCCAATAG